GCAGGACCGGAGGTTGCAACCGGTCCCTGGAAGATGCGCTTGGTGATGGTCTGACGCATGTTGATCATCAGGTTGCGAATCTTGCTTTCAAGGATGTTGACGCGTGCAAGCTCACCCTTGTTGCTGGTCTTCTCAACGATGTTGAGCCCAACATGGTCGATGATGTCACACCATTCAAAGTTTGCCGTCAGGAACGGGTCAGAGAAGTTGAGCGGGGTTGGCTCCCAGCCGCTGCTGACCTGCGTCAGCCCGCTGCTCTGCTCACCAATGATGACGGGCTGTTCAACACGCTGCCCGCCGGTCACGCGCTTCAGGTTGCCTGCCTCTTCAATGGCCTTGAAGAGCGGATGCGCAATGAAGCTGTTGTCTTGAAGTTTGTCGATGAGCAGACGCAGTGTGGTGCTGCTCACGGAAGAAGGCGCTGCCATGCCTATCTCCTATGAAGTCTGGTGTTGCACCGTGCTGCGTCTGCAGTGGCTGCCCTGCTGCGTGCGGTGTGCTCTGGCGTGTACCGCTGCTTCAGGGCTATGCCTGCACACTACCGGCTTCAGCGCTGCCGGTCAAGCTCCTTGCTGAGCGCCAGGATGTCAGCAGCGGTCATTGTGCGCAGCTCCTTCCTCGAGGGCTTGGCAAGTCTGCCGCTGTTGCGCCTGGCTCCTGCGGTGGCTGTCAGGGCTGCGGTGCGGCTTGCGGTGCGCTGTGCTGCCCTGCGCTCTGCCTGCGCCTGCGCTTCACGCTGTGCCAAGCGTGCCCGGATGACTTCAATGCCATCAGTCAGTTTGTACGCAGGGCGCTCTTTCAGGAAGGCCACAAGCTCTGCCTTGACTTCAGGCTCATCGAAAATGTCCGGGTGCTCTCGTTGCACTTTGGCAAGGTCAAGCCGGGCCTGCTCTTCAGCGGCCTGCTGCTGCAGCGGCTTGATGTGCTCTTCATAGATGCGCTGTCGGGTGTGAGCAATCACGCTCTCAGGCTGGAAGGGGTCATATTCTGGCAGGTCATCCGGGTCAGAGCCTGTCAGGGCTGACATCATCTGCTGAATACGCAGCTCCTGCTGCTTAAGCAGGTCAGCCTGCGCTTCTATCTCTTTACGCTGCGCTGCCAGTGCTTGCGTCTTGCGCGTGTAGTCTGCCCGCATGTTGCGTGCGTGCTTGTACGCATCAGGGTCAACCTTCTCCAGATACGCCAGTGTGTCAGACCAACCCCGTTCAGGGGGCGCTTCTGCTTCAGCAGCTGCTGCAGCTTCAGCACCTGGTGCCTGCTCTTCACTGACTTCTGCCTGCTCTGCTTCTGCAGGCGCCTGCACTACCTCTGCTGTGCTCTGCTCTTCCATGTCATCACCTTCCTATTGGGTTGCGTGGCCTGACCACCACTGCAGTCACTGCGCGCCGGTACCACGATGGATTGAAGCCCGGTGCAGTGCGGCTGCCGAGCAAAACCATTGAAGCACGGTCACCACGCGGCAGCCTAACGTTGCTGATGCGGTCAAGCCTGAATGTACGCCATGCAGCCAAGCCCCCTCGCTGACTGACGCTGCCGGGCTCTGTGTACAGGTGCAGGTACCGCTTGCCGTTCTTCTGGAAGATGGCATACGGCACACCTGTGCGCTGACCGACCCTGCCCGGCTCTGTGGTCGGTCTGTAGTGAAAGCGCACCGGCAGATGCTGCTGAATGGCACTGGTCAGCAGTGACTTGCTGCCTGTACCAGATAGCTTCAGCGGCTTCTGCTGACGCTGCTGACGGCTTGGTGCTAAGCCAAGCCCCTGCAGTATTGCGCGCAGGCTGCGGATTGCCACCGCTACATCCTGCGCATCAGCATAGCGTCAATGTCCTCTTCTTCATCCATCATCGCCGTGCCTTCATCATCAAAGGCCACTTCTTCATCAAGCTCTTCATCAAGGAAGTCCCTGAAGTCACGGTCAGCGGCAAGCCTCAGCAAGTGCTCAGTGATGACAATGAGCTCATTGTCACCGCGCACCTGTTCAGGGCTGACCGGTGAAGGCTTGCCAAAGTCAGCCGCAGCTTCAAGCGTGGCTGCAAGGTAGCGCACCAGGTCAGGGTCAAGCTCTGGCACAGGCCCCTTGTATGGTCGTGCGTCAAGCTCCCGGTCCATCAGCGCAACCACCTTGCGGATTGCTTCAGCAAGCTGCGTGACCACCTGCCCCTTGTATGGTTTCTCCGGTGTGGGGATGAGGTCAGACAGAGTATCGCCAAGCAGGTCATCAGCCTGCTCAGCCACAATGACCACATCAGCGCGGCTGTCTTTCTTCTCTTTCAAGGGCATCACATCACTCCTTCAGGGGGCAGGCCGGGCACTTCTGCCAGGGCTAACGGTGCGGCTTCAGCAGGGGCAGGCATCGGCGCAGGCATGGCTTCATTGAAGTCTTCAGGGAAGCCAAAGGCGCGCACAAGCTCTGCCTTGATCTTCTCCGGTGGCACACCGAGCTGCAGCAGCAGCGGTGCGTTGCTGACAAGGGCTGTCTGCTTGGCAAGGTCTGACATCGGCGTGCTGCCAGAGTCAACGGCAAAGTATTCAAAGTCACCCGTCAGGTCATCTGCACTGAGCATTGTGGGGCCAATGGGGTTTGGCAGCGTCAGGGGTTCTGCTTCTTCACCGAGCATCACGCTGAGCATGACATTGTACGTGCGCGCAATACCGCTGATGACTGCATCACGGATGCGGGCCATGCGTCCAATCTCGCTTGACGTGTACGCGGCAAGTAGCCGCTGCTCTGTGGCCGTGCTGCCTGTGGCTTCACCGCGTGTGAAGGGTGCAAGCAGGCCCGCGTCATTGATGTCCTGGAGAACCTGCTGCCCGTACAGGGTGATATCCGGAGGGATTGGCGGGTTTGGCACCGGCACAATTTCACCGGCTATCTGTGTGCCAGGCGGTGCGTCCACTTCAATGAATTCACCGTCAAGCCCCTGTGCCATCTTTGAAGCCGCTTCATCGGATAGAAAGCCCTGCCTGACCATCCACTGCCGAGCCATGCGCCGCACACCCTGTGACTGATAGGTGCGCATGACGTTGGCTTCACGCAGCTGGTCATGTATCCGCGCAAGCAGTGCGTACCCGCGCAGGGGCACTTCAGGGTCACGGCTGAAGTACAGCGGGATGATTGGCACCACTGGCCTGCCTGACGCTGACTTATACGGTATGCCGCTGGTTACGTGTTCAGTTTCCGCTTGCAGGTCTTCAAGCCCTGTCTCAGAACCCGCATCAGGGTCAAGGGCACCAACCTGCACCTTCACACCGCTGAACAGGTACCGGTCACCGTCTTTGTAATCAGGCGACCACACCAGCAAGCGGTCATCTTGAAGGTCATACATCTCCACCACACGCACCCACTGCCCTTCATCGGTCACGGCCATGCCATACGTGCTGTCAGGGCTTGCAGTGTGCTCCTGCTGCTCTATCCAGCTCGTATAGGTGCGGGCCTTGAAGCCATCCCTGCGCCTGCTGTAGCGCGCAGCGGCTTCATCAAGGGGCATCAGATACACGTGCCCAACGTAGCGCTGCGCTTCCCATGATGAAGCGGTAGCATCAACGATGACTTCCCAGGGTGGCACCGCTGCCGCGCTGATGCGCTTCAAGGGGTCAACATTGGCAACGGGCTGCAGTTTCAGGAAGCTGCACGGGAACACCAGAGCAAGCCGGGTTGCGTCTTCAACCTGCTCGCGCACCGTCAGCAGATAGCGGTTTGCGGTGGCCTGGCTGACTTCGGGGTTGCCCCTTCCCCTGATGTCAGGCCCGACGATGACGGCAGGGTTCTTTGCGTACAGGCTGCCAAGATAGCTCTCAACTACGGCGTAGCCCTTTGGCAGCTCGGTGCGCAGCACTTGGCTGCGGTCACCATACGGCACCTGCAGCCGCTCCTTCCAATACCGCGTCATGTAGAACGCCTTCTGCTGCCGTAGCTCTGACCGGCAGTCATCCCAATAGGCGTCATGCTGTGCAAGTATCCGCTGTATTTCGTCAGGTTTCATGCTCTACCCTTTCAGAATGGCATACCGTGGTTCTTCAATCGGCGCGCGCGTGCCTGACCAATCAGGTGCTGCGCTCTGTGCTTCACTGCTGCTATACCCTCACTGCGCCACGAAGGGGGCACATCACGCAGTGCACGATAGGCCAGGGCACAGGACATAGCAAGGTCATCGTGACTGCCGGGTGGCGCTTCAGGCGTTGCCTTGCCTGCAGGCACTGTCAGGCTGCGCAGCTCCAACCACAAAGCACGGTCCATCCTGGTGATGACTTCAAGGTGGTCACGCAGGGTGCTCAGCGCGTCAAGCTTTGACTGCACCGTGGTTACCCAGGGCTTGCCGGTGGCAGGGTTGCGCCACTGGTACCGATAGCCGCAGTGGTCAAGCTCGAGCAGGACCGCATGACCATGATTGTTGCTCTCGGTCAGTATCAGGGCATGATTGTAGCGGGTAGCCACCCTGACCACTTCATGCGCCCAG